ACAAGATGAAGAAGCAAACATTAAAAAGATTTCAGGTCTTAATCCTGACATTTTAGGTCAAGGAGATAAAAGAACTGATTCGGGAATTGCCATTCTGCGAAGACAAAAGGCAGGAGCAACCATCTCTGAACCAGTTTACGATAATTTTAGGGATACCCAAAAGATATTCGGAGAAACCCTTATTGAAATGATTAGACATTCCAAAGTCTATTCACCAGCCGAAGTTGCTCAAATAATGCAGGAAGAGAAACAAAAGGTTGATATCGAAAAACTTTATAAAGCAATGAAATCATGGGCTGTCGGACATTATGGATACAATATTGAACAAATGCCGAATCTTCCCACAATACGAATGGCGAATTTAGAAGTGCTGATGAATATGGCAAATGCTGGATTACCGATTCCAATAGATGTCATTATTGAAAATTCGGATATTCCAAACAAAGAAGAAATCGTTCAACGAATAAGAGAAGAGGCTCAACGGGTTGCTCAAGAAGAACAAAGGCAACCACAAGCCAAAGGAAAAGCAAGCCCACCTAAGACTCAATCGATGATAGGCAGGGCAGTCTGAAAAATACTGCCTAAAGGCAGGTAATATCCTTACTGGAAGGAATCCAGGAATTACCAAACCTCAGGGTGAAAGGAGGGAAAAACATGGTAGATAAGGATGTGAATCAGGAAGAAAAAGTCTACACCAAAATTGAACACGAAGGTATCTTGAAGGATTTACAAGGTGAAAGAGAAAGATATCATCAAGCCCAATTTGAATTAGAGCAAAATAGGAGAGAATTAGAGTCTCTAAGAAAAACTACCGAGGATTTAAAATCCAATCAAAAGGTAGAACCTATTGCTGATAGTTTGAAGTTTGAGGGCAAAGATGAAGACTATGTGACTATAAAAGATGCCAAAGCGAATTTCCAAAACTTTGAGAAAGGAGCATTGGATGTCTTTAAAAAGGCACAAAAAGTAGCCAAAGAAATAGATCAGCAAGAAAAAGTCATGGAGAAATTTCATGCTTCTTGCGGTCAAGCAATCCAAAAGTACAGTCGTTTAAAAGATGTTGGTTTAGATTTTGACACCGTTTATAAAGCAGCAGTCAGGCTGATTGGTAGGAATAAATATGAGGAACAAGCCATACTCCATTCAGATAATCCGGGCGAAAGACTTTATAAAAAAGGTTGTGAAGACCCTGATATAAAAGCAAAACTTGATTTAGAAGAAAATCAAGAACTCCTTAAAGACATGGAATCTCGCAAGGTAGACAAGACGAGCTTAACGGGTGGTACAAAAATAAAGAATGATGAGTTCTTTACACCACAAGAAGTCAGTAATATGACTCCGTCAGAAGCTCAAAAGAACCTTCCTAAGATCGAGAAATCAATGATTTATTGGGAAGAATTAAGAAAAGGAACTAAATAAAAAAGGAGTGAAAAAGAATGCCACAATCAGGAATGTCTTTTGGAAATGAACAAATAAGAGATGCTGTTCCTATAATATTTGCGGCTAAAGTCTTAAAGGAAATCGAAGATAAATTGGTTTTCGGTAAAATCGCAACAAAAGAATATGAAGGCGAAATAAGCAATGTTGGCGATAGAGTTGTTATCAGAGGACTCGGAGAAGTTACTATCAGAAAGTATGATCCTAAAACAGCTTTAGCTGCCAGTACAGACCCTGTTCAGTACGAGACCCCTCAAGATTCAGCTATATTTCTGGATGTTGACCAGGCTTACTACTACGGTATAAGCATGGGTGATATCAAGAAAAAGCAATCTGACCTTAATCACATGACGAACTATGCTCAAAAAGCTGGTTTCGGATTGGATGCAAAGGTTGATAGTTATATAGCTAGTCTCTACAACATGGGTGCTATGGGAGCTACACCTTATGTACTAAATGCTAGTCTTGATAGTGAAAAGATTACCAGTACCATTGGTGAATTATGGGATGCACTGCAACTAGTTAATGTTGATAAGAAATTTATAGTCCTCCCATCTTGGGCTATTTTAAGACTATTATATGCTGGAATTGTTCTTGCTGAAGATTTAAAGGGTGATTTAAAGAACGGTTTCATAGGACGAGTATTGAACTTCGAGATGTATCAGTCTAACAGATGTGCTGCACCTGATGCAACAAAATGGCACAATGCTATTATGGCTGGAAGTTATGATGCAATCGCATTTGTACAGCAAATAATAGAAAGTGAATCTGTCAGATTAACAAGCGATTTTGTTACTGCTCAGAGAGGTTTACATGTTTGGGGTGCTAGGGTAATTAAACCTAAAGAACTTTATTGGGCGGATATGACTGGAAAAGCAGAAACTAAAGTTTAGTTAATGTATAGGGGGCTTTTTGCCCCCTTTAAAATTTTATAGGAAAGGAGGAATTTTGAAATGGCTGAGACTTTTTATGTAGATGTTTTGGAAACTGATAATGTAGATTGTGTATTGGACGGAATAGTAGAATTAGCAGCTCCTGATACTAATATAATTTGTGTTTCGGTTGCTGCTGCTGCTGCAACAGTTTTTAGTATCGTAGCTGGTGTTTACACTATTACTACTGCTGCTCTTACTGCTGCAATATTTGCAGTTGGAGCTAAAATAATCATCAGGGGTTCAGTGGATTCAACCGGGTTAATAAATAATGATGGTTGTTATACCGTTGTTACTAGTCCAGCAGGTTCTATTACTGTCGCAGAACCAGTTGTTGCTGCAACAAGTGTTTCTACTGCTGTTAGATTTGATGAGTTTGTTACGTTCATACTCCACCCAACCAAGAGAACCGGGCAGATGCTTGTTTTCATAGAGAGTGCTGCTGGTCTTGCTAAGTTTGATGTTAGTTTTGAACCTGGTGGATATTGGGCTTCTAAAATCGAAACAGTTTGTCCTGTATATCAAGGGTCTGGGGTAGCAAGTAAAATGTATCTTCTACAAATAGAAACTGCACCTTATATGAAAACCGAAGAGAAACTTGTAGCGGTAGATGCTGTTGCTGGAAATGATGTTCAGACAAAAGGAACAATCCTAATGAGAGTATTTCCTGGAACTTCAGCAGATCCATTACTTGCTGCTGAAATGACAGTAGCTTACATTATGATAGCTTAAAAAAAATGAAGGGTAGCAAGTTCTGAAATTTTAGACCCCCTTTAAGAGTAGGAACTTGTTACTTTTCTAATAAAGGGAGGAAATTATGAGATTTTACTCTGAAGAAAAAGAACTATCCGTTTTTAATAGAAGAAAAAAAATAGCAAATTTTACAAATGGAGAATTTGAGACTGAGAACGAAGATGTGATTGAAAAATTAAAGCCACACTTTAGGTATGAAAGTCCTAAAGTTTTGTCTAATATGGCTAATTTTTTGAAATTAAGACAAGAGGCAAAAGAAAAAGGAATTAATACTTTTAAAATGAAAAAGAAAGATATTGAAAAAGCATTGGAGGAATATGATGCCGGCAAGATTTGAGGCTTGCCGAAAGGCAGGAGGGAATATTACTACTAAAAAATTATCCGGTGGAAGATACCAACATATCTGTTGGATAGGCGGACAATCATTTGCTAGAGAAATTAAGAAAAAGAAGGTTGAGAAGAAATGACAATTCTAAAAGCGGAACTCATAAAAGTTGTGAATGATACTTTAAAGAGGGGATATACAGGAACACAGTTAGATGAAAAGATTACTTCTGTTTTAAAAGATTTATCCCAACGAGGGAATTTCTTACAAGACGAGTTCAAAAGAGCAACTATCATTGATAGAGATTATTACAGTCTACCTGATAACTTTAAGGATTTACTATTCGTTGGAATGAAAAGTTCTGATGATTTAACGATATACAAACCATTGGAATATGAAAGATTTGCGATGTATAAGAGGAACATCTACTATTCTTCTACGACAGGAACTCCTACACGTTATACCTGGCAAAGTGGATATATGTATCCGAGACCCATTCCAGACGCTGAATATAATATGTATCTGTGGTATTCCTATATTCATCCTGAAACATTTACCATAGAGGAAGAAACAGTTAAAGCCTGTGATAACATTCTCTTCACCGATACCTACCGTAAAGCTCTTGAACTTCGATTACTTTATGAGGTTGCGGAAAGTCTCAATTTGGATGATGCACAAAAATATGACACTTTATACTTAATGGATGAGATACCCAGATTGAGGGCTAATTTAAAAGAACCGATACAGATCGCTGTCTATAGGGACGGGTTTTAATGGGAAAAAAACAACCTTTCGGAGTCTTTGGTTCAAAAAATGAATTAGTCAAGAACATTCCAAACATCCTCTTAAATAAAGTCCTATTACCTGATTCACAGAATGTCCTACTCAAAGACGGAAAAATAATCCGTAGAAAAATGCGAGAGAAGGATTTTCTTGATGGCAGTGATGATAAAGTCCAGACTCCTGACGGAAATCCTATTATTCATTATCATAAATTTATAAAACGTTCTACAGGAACACAGTATGTTCTTGCTTTCACCAAAGCACATATCTACCACTGGAATCCTCCTAATTTTGATTTAAAGTGGACTAATCATAATATCACTGCAATCACTATCGCTTTCAATGATAATGGTGCAAGTGCCGATACGATAACTGACTCTGGAGCAGGTTTTGTTACTGCCGGATTTGTAGCAGGGGATAAAATCACAGTTTCAGGTTCGACCTCTAATGATGGAGACTATACCATTGATACGGTTGTAGCTGGAACTATTACTCTTATTGCCACAGACTCATTAACCACAGAGATAGCAGGAGATACAGTTACTATCGTGGCTAATTGTGATAATTGGGAAACGAAAAGTTACAACGATATGGTCATTGCAACAAATGGCATAGATTTTGTAATAGCCTGGGATACGACTGGTAGTTTTGCAGCTTTAGATACTGCAACTGGTATCGAATATGATACAGGCAAATTTTTAACCAAATGCAAACACTTAACTACTTATGAGAATTATTTAATCCTGGGATACACCTATGAAGATAGTAAGTGGTATCCCCAGAGAATGCGTTGGAACGCTATCGGTGATGAAGTTACATGGATACCTACTGGAATTGTTGCTGGGGCTGGAAGTACAGAAGTTGGAAAAGCTGATTTCATAATCGGTTTTGGTATGTATCGAGGATACTTAATTGTCTTTAAGGAAACAAGTCATTTTAAATATTGGTTAGTTGGTTCAACTTACACTTTTAATGGAGCATTTATTTCAATGACGGTCGGTTGTAAATGTAATGGTTCGATTGTCAATGACAACAAAGGTAGGTTGTACTGGTACGCCTCTGACGGAACTATCAAAGAAATGTCAATAGGAACTATCTCTCAACCTATTCAAACAGAAATTATAGATAAAATTTATCAAAGTTCGGTAGACCTTATTAAAAGTAAATTTATCGATGAAACAGAGGAAACTTGGTGGAGTATTCCATTTGAGAATACCTTAAATAACAAAATAGTAACCCTAAAAGAAGATGAACAAGGAAATAGGATATGGGGACAGGTGGATCTGGCTATTCCTGCGTTTGGTGAGTATAGAGAGGTATAGATGAAAAAAATATTTATCTTAATTTTATTAACCATATTTCTATCAGGTTGTGGAACTTTTAACCTTAATGGTTTTGTAATGCCTGATGATATGAAATTCCTTACTGTGGTTGAAAGTTTAGATACGCCTGAAAAGATTTGCGACTATATGAAGGAAAATTTTACTTTTAAGACACATTGCCTTTATGCACCAGACCCTTACACTTTTTGGAAATCCAAAGAAGGAGATTGTAATGATTTCGCTACTTTTGCAACATTTGTAGCGAATTATCATAAATACGAAACTTATCAAATATTGATATATTTTAAAGGCACTCTTTTAGGACACACTTTAGGGGTTTTTGTAGAAGATAGTAAATACACTTATTCAAATAATAAGGCTTACTGTCCGATAAATGTAGATACATTTAAAGAAGTAGTATCACATTATTTTGAAACTTGTTTTGAATATGAATTACAAAAATACAAAGTCTATAACTATAAAAACAATTTAGTAGAGGAAGGTAAATAATATGGCAGATTATGTAAGTCCTACTGGAGATGTTGACCCTGGTGGTCAATGGGCTTGCGAATATAAGGCTTATGATGAATCTTTAGATTTTGAGGGCGGTAATTACGCTGAAACGACAATAACTTCGGTTGGGTGGAGTTCTTTTCTTGAACTTACTCACTCCGCTATGCTTTGTAGTAAAGTTCGCTTTTATGCTGTTTATTATGCTGGTTATATAACCCAAATTGATGTAGATGCATATTATGAAGGTACTTGGAATCATGTTTACGAAGGGTCATACGCAAATCTTACGTGGGTTGAAAAATCATTGGCTTCCAATAAAACAATTACTGCCTTTAGATTTCGTTTTTATACTCCTGTAGGAGGTGTATCTGCTTCTCTAGTTGAGGTTGATTTTTATGAACTTACTGCAAATGTTGTTCCTACAGTTACCACTACTTCACCAGTTGAAGATATATTATCAACTACTGCCACAGGAAAAGGAAACATAACTGCCACAGGAATAAACGATGAGGGTGGGGTAGTTTCCAAACGAGGTATTTGTTATAACCTTACAGGAAACCCAACCGTAGCAGATAGTAAAGTAGAAGAAACAGGTTCATTTGGGACTGGTATTTTTTCCGAGAGTTTAATAAATTTATCTCCTGGCATAACTTATCATATTAAGGCATACGCCTACAATAGTGCTGGTTATGGATATGGAGCAGAAGTAGATTTTACCACTCTTAAAGTAGCCCCCACAGTTACCACTCAAGACCCTACTGACATCCTGACAACTTCAGTAAGAGGAAATGGAACTATTACAGCCACTGGTGGGGAAGATTGTGCCGAAAGAGGCTTTCAGTATGGTTATACTCAAACTCCTACATGGACTAAAAAGGTAGATGCAGGAGGATATGGAGTAGGGGCATTTTATTTAACCATAGATAGCCTACAACCGAATACTGAATATTGGTATAGAGCTTATGCTAAAAATACGGTAGACCCCTTTTATGGTTATGGTGCATGGGTACAGTTTCAAACTGCTGCTGCTGGAACTACACCAACAGGAACAAAAATAAGTATATGTTCTGATTATTCAGGTATGACTTATATTTTAAATGCGTCATTAACAGATGATGGAGAACCTTATGAATCTTACTTTGTGATTTCAACTGATTTAGCAGATAAACAAGGACTTCATTTTAAGAAAAGACTTGAGGATTTATATTCATATTTCGAGAAGAAAGATAGTGGGACATGCAAAATCTACGTCAAACGAGATAACGAAACGACTTGGCAATATTGTGGACAGATTTTAATGACAGGTGATGAGGATATCATTATCAAACATCTTCCAAGTGAAAATCAGGATACGAGTGGAGATGTTGATTTCGCTGCGAAACACTTCTTGATTAAGTTCACGTTTTCCAATGATTTCGAGTTTATAGGTTTAGTTACAGAAAGTATTTTGATTGGGGTGAGATGATGGTTGAGCAATTAAAGACACCACCAAGTATATTCTTACCTTATATTGAAGATATAGAAGATGAGAAAATCAAAAAAGCCTTTGAGGAAATGAATAAGGCTATAGAAGAGTTTGTAACTGCGGTGTATTCCGATATTACAAGATTACACGAAAGAATTGCTACTCTGGAGGAAGTTTAATGGAAAAAATAATACCTAATAAAGTTTATATGATAAATAAAGAAAATTTTGTTTCACAGGCAAATGTGATAACAAGGATATGTATGACCTTAAAATATGCCGAAAAAGAACCCATAGACCCATATATATTCTTAAAGTATATATCTATGGGATTAGCTGTTGGCAAATGTATTATATTCGTTACTTTTAACGAAAAACAAGACTTAAATGCTTGTGTGGTCTTACTCTTAAAGGATAATCCCATTCAAGGAAAAGTTATATGGATAGAATGGGCGTGGACTGATGGTAAGGATTTAAAATTAGGATTAAAGATTTTTCAAGAAATAGAAGATTTAGCACAAAGATTGAAAGCCGATAGAATCGCTGGAGCTATGACTCGTGGTCTGAAAGCAGTTTCCAAAAGATATGGACTTAACACAGCATATATGGTTATTGAGAAAATAATGAAAAAGGAAGTGAATTGAATGTGGAATAGAATTAAAAGAATTTTCAAAATGGCGTTACTTCTTCCTGTTTTAGTAGCACTTACCAAAGGAAAAAATGTGCAAGATCCAGACCCAGTATTACTTGAAACTGAATATTCCGATGAAGCAATGGCAGGTTTAGAAGAATTAGCCTATGGTGAAACCCCAACTTTACCGAAAGTTAGTTTACCTGGAATATCAGGACAGGAGAGTACATTGCTGAATTGGGGAATGAGTTTAATCGAGAAGATGATGAGTGGACAGATGCCAGAAGCCTTCACTTTGGGAATGGAAAAAATAAAGAGTGTATTAGCTGGGGAATATGACCCCACAAAAGGTGATTATTACAAAGGATTAAAACAAGAAGCCCAGACCCTAACAGAAGAAGGAATTGGTGGAATCAGACAGGCAGGTCAATTAGGTGGGATGCTTTATTCCGAACCCAGAATGTCAGAAGAAAGTAGATTGAGTGGAGTAATAGGAACTGGTTTAACTAAAGAATTAGGTCGATTATTTGAATCGAATATAGATAGAGAAACAAGTATGATACCGCAATTATTAGGTTATTCCGCACAAGAAGCCGGTATGCCTTTGGCAGCAATGTCAGGAATATCTAATTTAGCTCCATTGGCAGGTAAGAGTGGAGATATAGCCAGACAGGAAGCCTTTACTAATTGGGGAGTTGACACCAAACAAACTTTATTCCCTTATGAGTATCAAGCTCCGATAATGGAATCTCTTGCTAATTGGGGAACCTGGAGTCAACCAACTACTCATTATGAACCTGGATTCCTTGATTACCTACTTGGTTTTGCAGGTGCAATATTTTAAGGAGATGATTTTATGCAGGTTTTAAACTTCCAGAGTCCATATCGTCAGGGGGAATCTCCATACGATATCTTTAAAGATCGTATGGCAGCCATCACCCAGATTATACAGGGAATCAAGGGAAGAATCTTAAATAAATATAATAAAGGTTTAATGGATACGACCATAGAAGGATTTTATAAAGCACTGACTCCCGAACAAGCAACCGAAGAAATTAATATATTAAATGCCGAACCAGGGGAAGAAATCTATCCTGGTGGTATTGAAGAAATGGCAGGTAAATTTGTAGATACCTTTAATATGATGGGGGCATTGGCACAAAGAGAATCAGTAATGGGTGGACAACGTTCTATGGGGGGTATTCCTCCTACTATGGGAACACCAGGTACGCCAACTTCAGAAGTAATGATACCTAAAGGTAGTCAAGCCGAAATCTTAAATTACATAATGAATATGCCTGAAGGACAGAAGATGGACTTTAAACCTGCCCTCAAATACATGCAAGAAAACAGACCCAAAATGATGGGAAGTTTCTCTCCTATGGAAGAATGGGTTATGAATCAGGCTTTAGGACAGATAGAAGGACAGGAATCACAAAAGGAAAAATTATCCGAAGATTTAAAATTGGCTAAACAATATTCTGATTATTTTGAAGAACCAACGGAAGGGAGACCTGGTAAATATCCTTATACCGAACAAGAAGTTAAAGATTATGAATTATGGAAGAAAAGTCAGGAAGCACCAGAAACCCAAATAGATTTTGATAAATTAAATGAATTTATAGAAGCTAATGATATGAAATTAAGTGGAGTGAATGTCAATCCTGGCACTGGTAATTTATCTTATAGTTTCGCTGCGAAAAGCACTGATAAGACTTGGGGAGAATTTATCGGAGAAGCAAATCAATTTATACAAGATAATCCTGATTATGAAGTAACCTCTACCAACCCAAAGACGGGAAGTGTAACCATAGAGAAGAAGGGTAAAGAAGATGGGGGATTAAAAGCACCCACTTATTCTACCGCTGAAAGTATAGAAAAAGGATTTATGGAAAAGGTAGAAACAGTTCAAGACTTTGGAAGTGAATTAAAGAGACTACAAGGACTAGGTATTGACACCAAAACATTTGAAACTACAGAATATTTTGCCGAACTAATGAAAAAGAAACATGAGGAAGCTTTAAGTGTTATTCAATATTGCATGCAAGGAATACAGTCTGGCGAAGAAGCTGATAAAGACGGACTCAATTATAGAGATACTTATAAAGAATGGTGGGAAAAAGCCAATAACTACGACCAAGAATATTTCAATGTAACTGGTAAACATTTACTAACGGAGAAATAAATGAATATTTGGGAATTTTTAAATAAGAAAGAAAAAGAAGAAGAAAAAGAAAAAGATGAAAAAACGGATAAATCAGGTGGAGGTGGTAGTGCAGGAGCAATAGAACCTGAAGAAAATCCTTTAGATATCTTAAATGGATCTATCGAGAAGAATTATAAGGATTATCTTAAACTACAAAAAAACCTTACGGAATTTGATACGACTTTATCCGAGATACCAGATATTATGAAACCTACTATTATTGCTAATTACAATAAACAAGTAACGCAATTTAATTCTTTAATTTCTACATTACAGACTGACATTACCAAAAGAGATGAGATTTATTCTGTTCAGAAGAAACAGGAATTCATAAGAAGAAAACATTTAGAAGAACAATCAGCCCAACAATCAGGCAAGAAAGAAAATCCTACTTGGGGAGAACAATTAA